CATTAGCGAGACGTCGGACGGCAAGGCGCTTTTCCACTGTCACGGTGGCTGCGATCAGGGGACGGTGTTCTCCGTGATCCGTGAGAGAGGGCTGCTGCCAGAACTCGAGGCCAGACCCGAGCCGCTCGCGCTGATCAAGCCCGTCGCCGTAACGAGACAGCTTGAGCAGGAGTGGCACTACACCGACGAGGAGGGCGTGACGCTGTATATCAAACAGCGTTACAAGACCACCGACGCCAAGGGTAAGGACTACAAGCTGATCAAGGTCGACGAGGCAGGCCGTCGGCACGCAACGCTGGGCGATGCCCGGATCGTGCCGTACAAGCTGCCCGAGCTGCGTGACGCGATCAGCAAAGGCCGCTACGTCTACCTCACGGAAGGCGAGAAGGCGGCGGATGCCGTGATCTCGCTGGGGTCGGTGGCCACGACCAGCCACGCGGGTAGCGGAACCTGGCCCGACGCCATAACCGAATACTTTGCCGGCGCGAACGTGGTGATCCTGCCCGACAACGACGCGCCAGGCTGGAAGTACGCCAAGAAGGCGGCAGCCAAGATCCTGCCTGTCGCCAAGAGCGTGCGGGTGATCGACCTGGGCGGCGAGGCGCTGGGCGATGACGCCTTCGAGTGGATCTACAGCCAAGGCAAGACGCGCACGGACCTCGCGGATCTGGTCAAGGCGCAGGCGCCCATTACCAGCGAGCAAGAGGTCCATGCGCCAGAGCGGCTTAAGGAAAAGCCGCCGGCAACCGAGGCAGCGCCACCAGCTGAAACGATTCCCGCAACGATTCCCGACGCGCCCAAAGAGCAGCCTAAACGCACCCTCAAGCTCGAGTCCTGGGACGACATCAAAGACGAGCCGGTTGAGTGGCTCATCCATAAGGTGCTGCCCAAAAAAGGCTTTGCCGCGCTCTATGGCCCGCCAGGTAGTTTCAAGTCGTTCATTGCTCTGGACCTGGCAGCGGCCATCGCGCGCGCGCAGCCCTGGATGGGGCAGGACTCGAGCCCTAGTGATAACGGGGCAATCATCTACATCGCGGGCGAGGGTCATGGGGGCATTGGCGCACGGATCAAGGCCTGCCGCATCCATCACGGCATCGACAACGGGGCGCCGATCTACGTCCTGCGCCACCAGGTGAACCTGCGCTCGAGCGCCGACGACATCAATACCTTGATGCTGTCGATTGCGCAGCTGCAGGAGGACCGCGGCTTCGTCATCGACCTGATCGTCATCGACACGCTAGCCAGGGCCTTCGGCGGGGGCAACGAGAACAGCTCCGAAGACATGGGCGCGTTCATCACCAGCTGCGGCCATTTGCAGCAGGTCTTCGCGGCCGCATTGCTCGTGATCCACCACAGCGGTAAGGATCAGGCCAAGGGGCTGCGCGGCCATTCGTCGCTGCTCGGGGCCGTGGATACGGAGCTGGAACTCCTGCGTTTTGACGATCAGCCGCGGGGCGTGGTCACCATATCTAAGCAAAAGGACGGCGAGGATGGTGTCCGTTACGGGTTTGAGATGGTGGAGATTGACATCGACGAGCCAGGCGAGAAGGGACTAGGACTTGATGAGCCGCGCAAATCGTTGGCCGTGAATCCCTCAGACGGTGATGCGCTGGCGCGCTCCGAGGAGGCCAAGAAAGTAGGCCTTAATCGCTCAGGTAAGGGTAAGAAACAGCAGATCGCGGTGCAGGCTTTGAGGGACGTAATTAACGCTAAAGGTACACATTGGAAGGTGTCGGTCGGTGTCCGTAAGTGCGCGAAGGTGGACCAATGGAGGGACGAATTTGCGAAAAAGATGGGCAGTGACGAGGCCGGCAGCGATGCTTTTAGAGCAGCCTGGAGACGCGTAAGGAGCGATTCTGGACGTCCGTCAGACGTGAAAATCGAAGGAGATTGGGCTTGGATTGAGCAGTTTGAGGAAAAGACAGATGAATACTTTAGACCTGGACGAATGGTCGAATCGTGTGACGAATCGTGACGATTCGTCCACCCCCAGAAGAGCGGTCAAACGCGTGACGAATCGTAGCAAGGGTATATCTTGCTACGATTCGACCGCCCGATCTCACGATTCGTCACGCTACGTCAGTGGAGACTAACTTAATGAAGAAAAAACAAAGCAGAAAACCGGGGCAAATTCCGACGCCAGTCGAGGTGCAGTTTCCTGAGTCTGAGTTCTCGAGGTTCTTTAAGGCGCGGATGGTGGAGCTGGACCGCATCAAGCGCGAGCACGAGGACAAATGGGGTGTGAACAGAGTTATTGCTTTGGTAGACGTAGAGTTTCGTATCAAAGTGTGGAAGCAGGCCGAGCGGGTCTGGGAGGCGGCAGGGACAGAGGATTTCAACCGGCTGGCCGCGGCGTGCGATGGAATGATTCGCGCATACCGGGCGATGGACAAGTGGGCAGTTGACGAAGGCATTGCGCCCGCGGGGCAGGTCAAGGCAATCGAATGGGAGATGGACGACGGGGCCGTGATGGCCGTGGTGCAAACCGAGGCCGACGCGGCGGCGTATCAGCGCACCAGGCCGGACGTGGAGAACCGTCACGTCTGGTCGATGCAAGAGCTGGTGACGATGCTGGAAAGCGGTCTGGGCAGCGACATCGCCAGGCTGAAGGCGACGCTCGGGATGCCTGCGACCCTCGTCAAGGTTGAGGCCAATGGCTCGGGGTTCGACGACTTCGAGAACGACCTAGACCTGAAAAAGCCGAGCGCGACACCTAAAATGTTCCCGACCGACATGAAGCCGCTGCAGAAGATGCGTTAGGCGCGTTTAACGGGCTTATAGGGCGCTTTATGGACTCAAAGACATACCACGGCATGGATCGCATGAAAAAAATCGCTTGGAGGGCGTTTTAATGGCTGGCACGCCGAAGTTCCATCAGGATATGAAAATGCTGGCGAAGCTGCCAGAGGACATGATTTGGTCGATGTTGGAGGCCGGAAAGAGTCACACCGACATCTGCCTCGAGATGGGAATCAGCCGCAAGGCACTCGAGCGCTGGATGGACGAGGTCGACATTGACGGTGATAAACTCGCGCGTGCACGCGCACAAGCCGCTGATCGCCTTGCGGTAGAAACGCTACAGATAGCCGATCAGGCAGATCCCGAGCACGCCGCGCACGCTCGCGTCCGCATCCAGACGCGCCAGTGGCTGGCGGAACGATGGAATCAGAAGACTTACGGCTTACAAAAAGCGCAGCAGATCAACATTAACGTCCAGGATCTGCGCATGAACGCGCTGCGGCACGTCGAGGTGGTCGAGGACTTATCCACAGAAGTCACGCCCAAGTTGTCCACATAAGCCTGTGGACACGCGGCCAAGTGCCCAAGAAAGCAGCAAAACGTGGGTTTTGCACGCATCACAATTTGACATAATGACTCTTGTATTTCTTTGCAAACGTAAGGCGCGCGTAAGAGAGCAATGAAATCAACGACTTAGCGCAGCGCGGCCTCGATGCCGCGTGTGTGCGGTGCAGCACAAGTTGTCCACAGTGGCGGCTCGGGCTCCTGGCCGCGGACGGCGCGAGACCCCCCTTCGCTCGGCGCGGCGGGGCGGTTGTGGCGGCGCTTCACACCTACCGATTCCCAAAATCCGAGACTTGCGTACATAATCACATCGCCGCACCCCCTCCCCCCACCATCACGGAACAACGTGCCCGCGAAAAAAAATTTAGAAGTTGAGCTGGCGAATAACCCGTTTGTCGAGTTCGTCAAGCTCTACAAGAACAACCCGGTTCGCTTCGTGCGCGAGGTGCTCAACACCACGCCGGACGAGTGGCAGATTGAATTCCTGAATCACATTGCCAAGGGCAACAGGCGCATCAGCGTCCGTAGTGGCCACGGCGTTGGCAAGTCGACGGCCGCCGCGTGGGCGATGCTGTGGTATCTGTTCCTGCGCTTCCCGGTGAAGATCGTGGTCACCGCGCCGACGAGCAGCCAGCTGTACGACGCCCTATTTGCCGAGGTCAAGCGCTGGGTAAAGGTGCTCCCCCCGATGCTGGCCGACCAGCTCGAGGTCAAGCAGGACCGCATTGAGGTCAAGGATGCGAACACTGAGGCGTTCATATCGGCTAGAACCAGCCGAGCCGAGCAGCCCGAGGCGCTGCAGGGCGTGCACAGCGATAACGTGATGCTGGTGGCCGATGAGGCGTCCGGTATCCCTGAGCAGGTATTTGAGGCCGCTGCCGGCTCGATGTCTGGCCACAGCGCCGTGACGCTGCTGCTGGGCAACCCTGTCAGAAGTAGCGGGTTCTTTTATGACACGCATAACCGCCTGTCGGGCGACTGGGTGACGCTGCGCGTCTCCTGCGAGAACTCGCCACGGGTGAGCCAGGCGTACATCGAGGAGATGAAGTCGCGTTACGGCGAGGAGAGCAACGCCTACCGCATTCGCGTGCTGGGTGAGTTCCCGCGCAGCGACGACGACACCGTAATCCCGATGGAGCTGCTCGAGATGGCCCTGGCGCGGGACGTTTCACCAAGCGCGCACGCGCCCGTCGTGTGGGGTCTGGACGTTGCCCGCTTTGGCAGCGACCGCAGCGCTCTGTGCAAGCGCCAGGGTAACGCGCTGCTGGAGGCGATCAAGACGTGGAAAAACCTGGATCTGATGCAGCTCACGGGCGCGGTTGTCGCTGAGTACGAGATCCTCGCCCCCAGCGCCCGCCCTCGCGAGATCCTGGTGGACTCTATCGGCTTGGGCGCTGGCGTCGTTGACCGCCTGCGGGAGCTGGGTTTGCCTGCCCGCGGCATCAACGTCGCGGAGTCCCCGGCGATGGGATCGACGTACCGGAACCTAAAGGCCGAGCTCTGGCACAAGGCCAAGGCGTGGCTCGAGGCCCGCGACTGCTGGCTGCCCAAGGATGAGATGCTGGTATCCGAATTGGCGACGGTGCGCTACAGTTTCACCAGCAGCGGCAAGATCCAGATTGAGGGTAAGGATGAGATCCGTAAGCGCGGGCTACCTTCGCCGGACCGCGCCGACGCGTTTTGTCTGACGTTTGCAAGCGATGCCGTAGTGGGCACTTACGGCTCGAGCGCGAGCACGAAGTGGAATCAGCCGCTGCGGCGTAATATTCCGCGGTTGGCTTAACCTAAAAGGTGAATGCGATGAAAAAGACCAAGGCTGAGAAGAAGATTAGCAAGGTGATGGGCGAGTACGGCAAGGGTAAGCTGCACTCCGGCGCCGGCGGTAAAGTTGTCAAGAACCCGAAACAGGCTATTGCTATTGCATTGTCTGAGGCGGGTAAATCCAAACCTGCAAAAAGGGGTAAGTGATGGACGAAATGCAAGGTAAGGGCATGGCCTGCCCGCCCGCTACGGGCGACGTTACGTTGAATCTGAAGAACCGCGGCCGCGCCATTGAAGCGGCGATGTACGGCCCGGAGAATCCCGCGCTGCCTAACACTGGCTTTTGGCGCGAGATGGCTAAAGAGTGGGAAGTTTCGCCCGAGGACGCGAAGATGTCGCGGTGCGGCAACTGCGGCGCGTTCAACCGCAGCGAGGAAATGCTGCAGTGCATCGCAAAGGGTATGGGCGAGGACGGCGATCCGTGGTCGGTGATTGACGCCGGCGATCTGGGTTACTGCGAGATCTTCGACTTTAAGTGCGCTGCCTCGCGTACCTGCCGCGCCTGGATTGCTGAAGACGAAGAAGTTGAGGGCGAAGAGGGCGAGGGCGAGGAGTATGGCAAAGGCAAACCCATGATGGAGGGGGAAGACTATGAAGACTAAGCCTGCTGGCTTGTACGCCAACATTGCCGCCAAGCGCGAGCGCATCAAGGCGGGCTCGGGTGAGCGTATGCGTAAACCTGGGACTGCCGGCGCCCCCACGGCCGGCGCTTTTAAAGCAGCGGCCAAGACGGCCAAGAAACCGAAGAAATGAAGGTGGCAATCGTGGTGGCGAGCGTCTCTGGCAAGTGCTTGCCGGTGATGCTCGCCAGCTGCCGCGAGTACGCGTCCGCCGTCAAGGTCTATCTGCGCACGCCCGTTGAGGCTCCGCGCTACGACGTTTATCGGCAGGTGCGCGGCGCAGCGAATAACTTCGGCGCCGATTACAACGAGATCATTGATATCGCGTTTGCCGACGGGTACGACGGCGTGGTGGTGGCAAATGATGATGTTGTGCTGACGCCGACGAGTTACTACGATTTGCTCGATGACGTGGTGACGCTGCAGCACGAGGTGGGCGAACCTATCGGCTGGGTTGTGTCTCGCTGCGATTCGGCGCGGCCGATGCAGAATATTCGCAGCAATCCGTTTAAGCAGGAGCTGCAATACTTTAAGTTCCCCTGGGAGGACTGCATTTGCCCGATGGAGGTGGTCTCGCCTATATTCGGGTATATCTCGCGCCATGCGTGGGCGGTGGCGAAGTTCCCGCCGCTAAATTGGTACTCGGACGATGTGCATTGCCGCGATTTGGCGGCTGCCGGGTACGAGAATTTCCTATCGCGCTCGTATGTTCATCACGTCGGATCGCAGTCGACGGGGATGGACGGCGAGGCCTTGACTCTGGCGGCGGTTCCCTGGATCAGGGAAAATCGGCCAGAATACGCACTTGAGTGGTTTGGGGCGCAGCAATGACGATTAAACGCGGTTCCGAGGTTTTCTCTGGCTATAACAAGCCAAAGCGCACGCCTGGCCATGCCACTAAGTCCCATGCTGTGCTTGCAAAGTCCGGTGACGCTGTCAAGTTGATTCGCTTTGGTCAGCAAGGCGTGAGCGGCTCGCCCGAGGGCAGCAAGCGTAATGAGGCGTTCAAGGCTCGGCACGCGCAGAACATTGCCAAGGGCAAGATGAGCGCGGCGTACTGGGCCAACAAGGTGAAATGGTGAGGATATGAATACAAACGAAATGCCCGTGTCAGTAGATGTCGCAGCGCCGCAAGTCATGGATGACGGCGAGCTGCAGGCGATCATTAACGGCGAACTGACGGACGCTGTTTCTTATATTGATTCGGACATTTCTCCGATTCGTGCAAAAGGTACCGAATACTATCGCGGTGACCCGTTTGGCAACGAAGAGGACGGCCGCTCGCAGGTCGTGGCGATGGAGGTGCGCGACACGGTCTCGGCCATGATGCCTTCGCTGATGCGCGTGTTCTTCTCCACCGAGAACGTCGTTGAGTTTGTCCCCCGCGGGCCGGAGGACGAAGCCAGCGCCCAGCAGGCCACCGACTACGCCAATTACGTCTTTACGTCCGATAACAACGGCTTTATGCAGTCTTATGCGATCTTTAAGGACGCATTGGTGCGTAAATGCGGCATCGCAAAGTACTGGTGGGAAGACACCGCGCAGGTGCGAATTGAGGATTATTCGGGGCTAGATGACCAGACTGTCCAGTTGTTGATGTCTGAGGACGCCGAGGTCAAGATCGTTGTCTCGTATCCCGACCCCGCCATCTCGCAGGAGGAGATCGCGGTGGTGCAGGCACAGGCTGCCGCCGCCGGCGTGGAGGCTCCGCCCGTGCCGATGCTGCACGATGTGCAGATCAAGCGCGTGGTGCGCGATGGCCGTATCCGCATCATGGCGGTGCCCCCTGAGGAGCTGATCATTGACCGGCGCGCTCGCTCGTTTGAAGAGGCCGGCATCATCGCCCACCGTCAGATGCTCACCGTGGGCGAGCTGCTCGAGATGGGCTACGACATGGACGAGATCGAGCCCAATATCTCGTCGACCGATCTGGACACGAACGACGAATATCTGGCCCGTCAGCCGCTGTCGACCACGATGGGATCGAATGATTCCATGAACCCGATGCAGCGCCGCCTGCTGTATGTTGAGGCGTATCTGCGGGTGGACTATGACGGCGACGGGCTGCCTGAGCTGCGCAAGATCTGTTGCATGGGCTCGTCCTACAAGCTGGTTCGCAACCTGCCCGCTTCCTATATTCCGTTCGTCGACTTCCCGTTTGACCCCGAGCCGCACACCTCACCCATTGAGGCGATGAGCGTGTTCGACATTACGCACGACGTCCAGGAGATCAAGTCGCAGGTTCTGCGCAATACGCTGGACTCGCTGGCTCAGTCGATCCACCCTCGCACCGCGGTCGTCGAGGGCCAGGTCAATATCGACGATGTGCTCAACAACGAAACCGGCGCCGTGATTCGTATGCGCGCTCCCGGCATGGTGCAGCCCCTGTCTCAGCCCTTCGTGGGCCAAGCTGGCTATTCGATGCTTGAGTACCTCGACCAGCTGCGCGAGGACCGCACCGGCATGAGCAAGGCCGCGATGGGTCTGAACGCTGACGCGCTGCAGTCGTCCACGAAGGCGGCGGTTGCGGCCACGATCAGCGCCTCGCACGGCCGCATTGAGCTGACCGCGCGCATCATGGCCGAGGGTTTCAAGAAGCTGTTTAAGGGCATTTTGTACCTGCTGACCACGCACCAGGACAAGCCGCGGATGGTGCGCCTGCGTAACCAGTGGGTCTCTATTGACCCGCGTGCTTGGGATGCGTCGATGGATGTGTCCGTTAACGTGGGTCTCGGCCAAGGCGACACGAATGAGCGCCTGCAGGCTCTGACGATGATCTCGCAGATGCAAAAGGCGATTGTTGACCAGTACGGCCTGATGAATCCGATGGTCACCCCGCAGATGTATTCGCGCACGCTGCAAAAGATGGTTGAACTGTCCGGCTTTAAGGATGCTTCTCAGTACTTCCAGATGATTCCGTCGGACTTCCAGATCCCGCAGGAGCAGCCCAAACCCACGCCGGAAGAGGTTTTGGCGCAGGTTCAGGCCGAGTCGATTCAGGCTGACATCCAGAAGAAGGCCGCGGAGCTGGAGCTCAAGCGCCAGGAGATGATGCGCGACGATGACTTCCGCCGCGACCAGCTGGCTCAAGAGTTCCTCTTGAAAAAATACGAACTTGAATTAAAGTACGGCACCCAGATCAGCAACGCCGAATTGATGGCGATGCAGAATGTGGACCGTGAGGCAATGCGTCAGCAGACGGCCATCGTGCAGTCTGCTATGCAGGCAGCTCAGGCACCTCAAATGCCTGCCCCCATCAACCTTAACGGAATGGCTCAATGACGGAAGACGAGGCGGTAAGGAAAGGCCGTAAGGCGCAGCAACTGCTAGAGGATGAAACCCTAGCGGCTGCGTTGGCCAAATTGGAGAACGATCAGGTTTGGGTGTTCAAGTCAACGCGAGCAGAAGAAACAGCAAAGCGCGAGCAATGCTGGTCGATGCTCAAGGCAATTGAAAATTTGCGGCTTGAGCTCACAAAGGTGATTGATAACGGCAAGGTGGCGCAGCGCGCCATTGAGCGTATTCAAAAGAAATAACTGAAGGATTTTTAACCAATGAATGCACCTACGCCCCAGGCAAGTGCGCCCACTGGCCCCCTAAATATGGACCAAGCGGTCCAAGCACTCTCCGCAATGCTGCCTGAAGAAGGACAACAGGAAAGCGGTGAGACGCAAGAGTCGCAACCTCAAGATGAGGAAGTGACTGCGGCAGCCCCTGAAGAGCTCGCGGAAGACGAAGACAATTCCGCAGAGCAGTCGGAGGCTGAACAACCTGAGTTAGAGGAAGACACCCAGGACGAGGCAAAGCCCGAGATCTTCACCGTCAAGGTTGACGGTAAGGAGGTTGAGGTTACTTTGGACGAACTCCAAAAGGGCTATTCACGGACTCAGGATTACACCCGGAAAACGCAGCAGGTCGCCGAGGCGCGTAAAGCCGCCGAAGCTGAATTGCAGGCAGTCCGGGCCGAGCGAGAGCAATATGCTCAGTTGTTGACGGCGTTAAGTGAGCAAGTCAAGACCGCAGCAGAGCCCAAAATTGACTGGGATCGCCTCTACCAAGAGGACCCCATTGAATATGTGCGGCAGCGGGAGGTGATGCGAGAGAACCGGGAAAAGGCTGCGGCTATTCAGGCCGAACAGGCGCGGCTTGCCGAGATTTCGCAAAAGGAGCAGATGGAGCAGTTTCAGGCTTTGAAGGCCAAAGAGTCTGATGCGCTCATTGAGGCGTTGCCGGCGTGGAAAGATCCCGCGAAGGCAAAGGCTGAGAAAGCAATGCTCGTTGAATTCGGTCAGAAGATGGGATTCACACCTCAAGAGCTTGGCAACATTTACGACCACCGGGTGGTTTTGGCGCTGCGTAAAGCTGCGCTGTATGACCAGATGCAGGCCAAACGGGCCAACATCAAACCGGCTAACAACGGACCGCGACCTGCCAAGCCTGGTGCAGCAGGACGGGTATCTCAGATGAGTGATAGCGCTCGAGCAAACCAGCGTCTTGCCAAAACCGGCCGCGTCGATGATGCGGCTTCTGCAATCGAACTTCTTTTACCGAGGTAAATCATGGCTATCGTAACCAATACCTTCACGACCTACTCTGCCAAGGGTATCCGTGAAGACCTGAGCAACGTTATCACCAACATCTCTCCCGAAGAGACGCCCTTCATGAGCAACATTGGTCGCGAAAACGTGACCAATACGCTTTATGAGTGGCAAACCGACGCGCTGGCTGCCGCTGCTGCCAACGCCCAGCTGGAAGGCGACGACGTCACTTTTGACGCTGTCACCGCCACTGTGCGTCTGCAGAACTACGCGCAGATCAGCCGCAAGACTATCGTCCTGTCGAACACTGAAGAAGTGGTCAACAAGGCCGGTCGTCGCTCGGAAGTCGCCTACCAGATCGCCAAGCGTTCCGCGGAACTCAAGCGCGATCAAGAATTCGCGATGCTGAACAACGCTGGCACTACCTCCGGTAGCACCACCGCTGCTCGCACCTCGGCTTCGCTGGGCGCTTTCATCAAGACCAACGTCGACTATGACACCACCAACGGCGTCAACCCCAGCTACACCACCCTGCCCACGCTGGGTCGTACTGACGGCACCGTGCGCACCTTCACCGAGACCATCCTGAAGAACGTGATTCAGAAGGTTTGGGCTCAAGGTGGTACGCCCAAGATCTTGATGACGGGTCCCGTCAACAAGCAGCGCGTGTCTGGCTTTGCTGGTATCGCCTCTTCGCGTTTCAACGTTGAAGGCGGTGCGCGTCCTGCCACCATCATCGGTGCCGCTGACATCTATGTGTCGGACTTCGGCAACGTGAACGTGGTGCCTAACCGCTTCCAGCGCGAGCGTGATGCTTGGGTTCTGGACCCGGATTACGCCAAGATGGTCGTGCTGCGCCCGTACCAGCAGGTTGAACTCGCCAAGACCGGCGACGCCGAAAAGCGTCTGCTGATCGTCGAGTGGGGCCTGAAGGTTCTGGCTGAGAACGCCCACGGCCTGGCCGCTGACCTAGTGACCTCCTAATCGGAGTGAGGGGGATCAGGGAAACCTGGTCCCCTTTTTTAACTTTTAGCCAAAAAATGACAAATTCAAAACTGTTTGACGTAAACAAAGACCTGGGGATCACCAGGACGTGGCACTACGACGAAGAAAAAGACGAGGCCACCATCCAGACGCAGCAAGATGTGTCTGCGATCATTGAAGAGAACAAGCAAGAATTTAATCAGATGGATGAGCGCGCACGCTGGGGCGAATGGTCTCGCGTGGCGTCGATTCCGTTGAGTCTCTACTACCAGCTCAAGGCTGAAGGCAAGCTAGAGGACGAGGCGTACATGAAGCGCTGGCTAAACGATCCAGAAAATCGTCATTTCCGCGTGCGTCCGGGGCAGGTATGAAGACGAACTACATCGCTGTCTGCACCCCTGCGCGTGACATGGTGCATACCATGTTCACCTATGACCTGGTCAATATGGTGTGCCACCACACGCTGACGACCAACGATGCGATTTCGCTGAAGATCTCCGAGGGCACGCTGATCGCTAACCAGCGCGCCGAGCTGTCGCTGGATGCGATGCGCGAGGGCTGCTCGCACCTGCTGTTTGTGGATTCGGATATGCGTTTCCCGCAAGACATGATCGGCCGGCTGCTAGCGCACGATCTAGACATCGTGGCGGCCAACTGCGCCAGGCGCAGGATGCCAACCGGCCCGACGGCGCAGATCTACAAGGAAAACGGCGACCGCGAGCTGGTCTGGTCAATGCCTGAGAGCACCGGCCTGCAGGAGATTGGCTCGGTCGGGATGGGCGTAATGCTCATCAAGGCTGACGTCTTTAAGGGTCTGTCCGAGCCGTGGTACGAGACGCCGTGGCGTAGCGACAAACGGGGCTACATTGGCGAAGACGTTTTCTTTTGCAACAAGGCTCGGGCTGCTGGATTTAAAATCTGGATTGATCACGACGTGTCGAAGGAAATCGGCCACGTCGGCACGTTTGAATACAAGCACGAGCACACCTGGATCGTGAAGGATCTAGAGAAGGAAAAGGCGCCCTAATGGCACTGTCAACGTACACGGAACTCAAGGCGTCGGTGGCCGACTGGCTTAACCGCACCGATCTGACCAGCGTCATCCCGGACTTTATTGCTCTGGCTGAAGCGCAGATCGAGCGCACGCTGCGCACGCGCCAGATGATCGTGCGCGCCACGGCGTCGATTGATACCGAGTACAGCGCGGTGCCGGCCGATTTCCTTGAGACTAAGTCGATCAAGCTGAACACAAATCCCGTGACGGCGCTCACGTTTGAGTCCGTCGACGCACTTGATAGTCTTAAATCTACAACTTATATTTCTGCGGGTAAACCCCAGTATTTCAGCATTGTCGGCGGTCAGGTCCGGGTGCTGCCAGTGCCTGATAGCACCTACACCGCCGAGCTGATCTACTACGCCAAGCTGTCCAAGTTGTCGGGTAGCAATGCGACGAATTGGCTTTTGACGCAAGCCCCGGACGTGTACCTTTATGGCTCACTGATGCAGGCCGCGCCTTATCTTAAGGATGATTCGCGGGTGGCGGTTTGGGCGGCGATCTACACCCGCGGCCTCGAGGAGTTGCAGGTCGCTGACGACCGCGGCGCAACGTCTGGCGGCTCCATAATGATGCGAGCCAGGACTTTCGGATAAAGGAGTTTTTGAAATGTCATCGTTTACCGACTACACCGAGAACCTGGTTCTCAATTGGCTGTTGACCACCAATAGCGCCACCCGCCCGACCGCCTGGTATGTGGGCCTTTTCACTGCTGCCCCGTCCGATACGGGTGGCGGCACTGAGGTCTCCGGCAACGGTTATGCCCGAGTCGCCACCGGCACGATTAGCGTGTCTGGCACGTCGCCCACCAATGCCACGAACTCCGCGGCCATTGAATTCGCTGCAGCCTCTGGCGGCAACTGGGGTTCGATTGGCTGGGCTGCGATTTTCGACGCCTCCACTGGCGGCAATATGCTGGCCTGGGCTGCGTTGTCTACCGCACGTACCATCAACGACGGCGACGTGCTGCGTATTCCTGCCGGCGATCTGGACGTCACCTTGACGTAATCCGCAAATGGCTGCTTACGGCGTAGGGGCATACGGCGCAGGCCAGTATTCGGATCCTCGGGTCGGGTACGGCTACGGCTCTTACGGCGCAGGCAACTATTCCCGTGGATCATTTCAGCCTAGTCTGACCATTGCGGCCACGTCGGCCGCGACGGTTTCGGCTGTCCGCTACGTCACCGCCACGGTGTCTATTGCGGCCTCGTCCACGGCGTCCGTCTCTGCCACCGCGGTGCGCAGCGCCGCGTTTACCGCTGCCGCATCGTCTTCTGTTTCTGTTGCAGCGCAGCGCGTTACTTTCGCAACGGTTGCCGTGGCGGCGTCGTCGTCTGTCAACGTTTCCGCGCTGCGGTACGCCATCGGAGCCTTTACGGCGGCCAGCTCGTCGGCGGCTAGCATTTCCGCGGTGCGGTACGCCATTGCTTCGTTTGCTGCTAATGACGTTAGCGCGATGGCGGTCTCGGCGGTCCGGGTGCCGCTCATTAGCATCCTGATAGAGGCCTGGGCTGACATGACGGTCAGCACCAGCGTTATCGTGAACCAAGCGGTTACGATTAACGCGGAGTCTGAAGTCGCCGTCAATGGCGTGCGCATCCAGCCTAGCGCGATATTGTTGCCATGCGTGTCTAGCATGGCGGTCAATGGTGTTCTAAAATGGGTGCAAGAATCTGATACATCGGAAACATGGACGAGCATCCCGGATACAAGCGAGGTCTGGACTGCGGTTTCTGATGGATCGACAAGCTGGACCGCGCAAGGCGATACGTCCGAGTCTTGGACCCCAATCCCTGTGAATTCTGAAACGTGGCAAATCGCCGCATGAGGTGCTAAATGGCCGATACGACTACCACTAACCTATTGCTGACCAAGCCCGAGGTCGGCGCCAGCACGGACACCTGGGGTACCAAGATCAACACCGATCTGGACACCATCGACGCGCTGTTTGATGCCGGCCCGATCCTTAAGATTACTAGGGGCGGAACTGGTGGCTCTACTGCATCGGCTGCTCGTACTGCGCTCGGTCTGGCGATTGGAACTGATGTTCTCGCGCCAAATGGATCTGGCGCCTCGCTGACGAGCCTCAATGCGTCTAACATTTCCACAGGAACAATACCGACCGGGATTCTGGCGGTTACTCAAGCCGCAAAAACAGCCGATACCACGATTGCCACAACAGGATTTGTCGACCGCCTCCGTAGCCTTCTGGCTCCTACGACAACCAGCTCCGGAGGAACTCTTGTTCTTGGTGATCGGGGTACTCTTGTTGCTGTGACTGCAGGCGTGACTGTCCCGGCCAACGTGTTTGCGGCCAATGATGTTGTAACCATCTACAACAACAGCTCATCCAGCATCACTATTACGCAAGGGGCAAGTTTGACGCTGCGCCAAGTTGGCACTGCTAACACCGGGAACCGAACACTAGCGCAACGTGGTCTTGTGACGATTGCATTCATTTCTGCGACTGAAGCTGTCATCTCTGGCGGGGGCCTGACGTAATGGCTGGTATCCACAACGTGTTGGCGGGGGCGTTTGGCGGCCCTTTGGTCACACCTACCGTTGAATATTTAGTTATTGCTGGTGGTGGTGGTGGCGGCGCATCTAACGGCGGCGGCGGTGGCGCAGGGGGATATCGGACAGCTTCTGGCCTCGATGTGACCGCAGGCTCCGCGATTACCGTTACCGTTGGCGGCGGAGGCGCAGGTAAAAATACTTCAGGCGGGACTGTGTTCGGCGCTGGTTCAGACGGCGGGAATTCAGTTTTTGGAACAATTACTTCTACTGGAGGTGGCGGTGGTGGGGGTAGCCTTGAAGCTGGGCGTAATGGAGGCTCTGGCGGCGGTGGAGGCAATGAAGGTCGTGCAGCAGGTACGGGCACCGCAGGTCAAGGTAACAACGGCGGCTCTAACAGTGCAGGCGGTGGTGGTGGTGGTGCTGGTGCGGCAGGCAGCGGCACGAACGGGGGGAATGGTTCTTCTTCGTCCATTTCCGGGTCTTCTGTTACTCGTGGCGGCGGTGGTGCGGGACGTTCATCTGGGGCAACTGGTGGCTCTGGTGGCGGCGGTGGGCCAAACGTTAACGGAACCGCAAACACAGGTGGCGGCGGTGGCGGTTGGAACGATACAGGCAGCTCAAGCGCAGGTAACGGTGGCTCTGGCATCGTGATCATTCGCTACGAGGACATCTATCCCGCTGCAGCGTCTACTACCGGATCTCCTAGCGTGTCTGTTACGGGCGGTTATCGTATCTACACCTGGACTGGATCCGGGTCGATTACGTTCTGAGGTAAGTCATGGCCCACTTTGCACAACTTGATGAAAATAACTTGGTGACGCAGGTAATCGTCGTCAATAACGCCGAATGCCTAGACGAGCAAGGGAACGAGTCTGAGGTCGTTGGTGCAGCGTTTTGTAACTCGCTGTTCGCAGGTCGCTGGGTAAAAACTAGCTATAACGGCACGATCCGGAAGAACTACGCCGGTATCGGATATGAGTATGACGAGCAACGTAACGCGTTCATACCTCCTAAGCCTTTTAACAGTTGGACGCTCAACGATGACACCTGTTTGTGGCAGGCGCCTATACCCATGCCGCAAGACGGCAAAAAATACTTGTGGAATGAATCTTCGTTGGCTTGGGATATCGTGCCAGAAATTCAAATTACGGAATAAACCATGAGCGTCGAAGTCGTCAAAGTCGCCACCACCGCGCAATACGGCGGCAGCGGGGCCGCTGTCTACTTTGGCCTCACGGCCAACGAGATCGCGGCCTTCGGCGGCTTGATCATCGCCATCATCGGCTTGGCGGTAAACATCTGGTACAAGCACCAGCACCTGCAGCTCGCCAAGGAAAAGGCGAAAGCCGAAGAGGAGTAGCCCATGCTTGACTGGCTGATTGGCTTTACCGTCGCGTCATTCCTAGTCGCGTCGCTGATCGGCTTAATCAAGCTCGGTATCTGGGTGCTGATGTGACATGGACCCAATCACCGCTTTCGCGGCCGCGCAGGCCGCCGTCGCCGGAATTCAGAAAGCCATAAAGCTTGGCAAGGACATCAATGGCCTAGTGGGCGAATTTGGCAAGTTCTTCGACGCGAAGGATGTCGTCCAGAAGGCCGCGAATGACAAGGCTAAGAAGGGCCAGTCAGACACCGGCAAGGCAATGGAAATAGTGATGCAGGCCAATGCTTTGCGCGAGGCCGAAGAAGCTCTGAAGCATCAACTCGTCTACGGCGGCTACCCAGAACTCTGGGAGATGATGCTCAAGGAGCGCATGAAGATTAAGCAGGCCAGAGACAAAGCCGAGCGAGCGGCGAAGATTGAGAGGCGCCGTGTCATGGCCCAGCGTCTACTGGCGGCTCAGATCATCGGCGGCGCAATCGCTGTCATCCTTATCGGCGGCATCATCATCTTTATCATCAGGCAGGCGATGGCGTGAGCGACGAGAAGATCAACCACAACAGCCTAATCGAGAAGGTTTTAGGCTACGTTGATTCGCCGTTCAAGCTATTCGCCATCCTGCTCATGGCGGTCTTCGCGTTCGTGGGGTACTTTGTCTGGCAGAACCAGGCGATTCTGATTGGCGCTTACAAGGAACAAAAGAAGCTGCCAAGCATCGCCGAGGATCGGGTAGAAGATGTAGCGGCGCATTTGTTTAAGAACACCGATGCCGCGGTGGTGGCGATCTTCAAGGTTAATCCGATGTTTGGTACCCGAGTTCTGTATAGGGCGTACACCAAGCAGGGAAGGGAGAAGGAGCACGACGGGCTGGATGTTGGACTGTTCACCTCAAACGTGAACAACAACCGAGACGTCGTGGCGCTAATGGCCGGCGAGATTCCTTGCGGCCATTACAAGACGGCGCAGTCAGAGATCGGCCTGTGGTACATGGAAAAGGGAATGACCTACGGGTGCCGCATAGGCGTGCCGCCAGAGCCTGGCAAGCTGGTGGGGCAGATTACGGTAGGCTGGAAAGAGGAGCCGCCAGATGTCGATCAGTACCGTGTGCTTTTGCAAATTGCCGCAACGATGCTTTCAAGGAGTAAACAGTAAATGGAATGGCTCAAACAGATCGCGCCCACCATCGCTACAGCGTTGGGCGGCCCACTAGCAGGGATGGCCGTCTCGGCCATATCTAAGGCTATCGGCGTTGACGAAGAAAAGGTTGGCGATTTGATCGCTAACAACAAACTCACGGCCGACCAGATCGCCCAGGTCAAGCTCGCCGAGATTGAGCTTCAGAAGCAGGCTAACGAGCTGGGCCTGAACTTCGAGAAGCTGGCGGTGGATGACCGCAAGTCTGCCCGCGAGATGCAGGCAACGACGAGATCTATCGTGCCGCCGTTGCTAGCTGCAATTGTTACCGTCGGGTTTTTTGGCATTCTTGTGATGATGCTAATGGGGACGGTTGAATCCGACAACCCGCCGATCTTGATGATGTTGGGCAGCCTTGGCACCGCCTGGACCGGCATCATCGCCTACTATTTTGGATCGTCTGCTGGCTCCCAGGCCAAGACGGAAATGTTGTCTAAAGCACCGGCAATCAAATGAAAGAAAACTTCGACGAAGCCCTTAAGGCCATCCTCCACCACGAGGGAGGGTATGTACACCACAAACTTGATCCGGGCGGCATGACCAATTTAGGGGTGACCAAACGCGTCTGGGAAGAGTGGGTCGGCCACGAGGTGGATGAGAAGGCGATGCGTGCGCTGACGCCTGAGATCGTCGGCCCGATGTACAAGACCAAGTACTGGGACAAGATACGCGGCGACGATCTTCCCACTGGCGTGGATTACGTCGTCTTCGACGCAGCGATTAACAGCGGGCCAGGCCGTGCTGCCAAGTGGCTGCAGCAAACCGTGGGCGCTGTGCCCGACGGGGCAATCGGCGCCGGCACGCTTGGCAAGGTGGCGGCGATGGAGCCGGCCGATATCATTGAGAAGTACCAGGCGACGCGCCTAGCGTTCATGCAAAGCCTGCCGACCTGGGAAACCTTTGGCAAGGGCTGGGGTCGGCGGGTGGCCGAAGTTGGTGCCGCCGCCGAGAAGATGGTCGGATAATTCGTCATGGCCAACCTTAACCAACAGATTCAAGTTCCTGCGCCGCCCGATATCGGCTCGGCGCCGCCAGGCTATGACCGCGGCTTTGTTGACCAAAGCAACGGGGCACTGCGCACGTTCTTCATCAAGTTGGTTAATTCAATGGCCGCGCTTTTTAGCCCGCGTGGCGGCAAGTACATCAACACGCCTTATGGGGCGTTTCAGGATTCGACGGACCAGTCTGACGGATCAACCGCGGTCGCGTACTTCTTCCGATTCAATACGACCGACTACAGCAATGGCATTTCGCTGTACCCCAGGACTGCATCATTCACGGGGTCTATTGCCACCACGACGCTGACGGTGTCGGCGGTTTCCGCTGGCGCTCTTTTCCCGTCGATGCAGATATCTGGCACGGGCGTCACGGCCGGCACGAGGATCGTCGCGCAGTTGACGGGCACGACGGGCGGCGCTGGAACTTACACGGTTTCCGCGTCGCAGACCGTCACCTCCACCGCCATGACGGGCGATCTGCCTTCAAGGGTTCAGGTCGATCAGGATGGTGTCTATAACGTGCAATTTAGTGCGCAGTTCATCAACACGACCAACGACGTCCAAGAGATAGATATCTGGTTCCGTAAAAATGATGTCAACGTCGCTGACTCAAACAGTCAATTCGGCATCAAGGCGCGCAAATCAACCGGCTCGGCTAGCCGTCTGATTGCTGCTATGAACTTTTATCTGCAACTGGATAAGGGCGATTATTTCGAGATGATGTGGCGGGTCAGCGATTCAGGCGTCTCGCTCGAGCAATTCCCAGACGTTGCGGCTAGCGGATCGACGCCCGCAATCCCGGCCACTCCGTCTATCATTATGACTGTTACTTTTGTCTCTAACAGATCGGCCTGACCATGCCTTACATCAAGCTGCAGATCCCGCCAGGCGTCTACCGTAACGGCACCGAATATCAGTCGGCTGGCCGGTATTACGACGCCTCTCTCGTTCGCTGGTACGAGGGCACCATGCGCCCGGTTGGCGGGTGGCGCAAGCGTTCCAATTCACAGATGACTGGCGCCTGCCGCGGCTTTCTGAACTGGCGCGACAACGCTGGGAACCGCTGGATTGCTGCTGGCACGCATTCCAAGCTGTACGCCATGAATGAGGCGGGCACTCTTAAAGATATCACCCCGACAGGTTTCACGGCTGGATCAGCGGACGGCGTGAGCAAGGTCGGCTACGGCTATGGCCCTTACGGCGCCTATGCTTACGGCGTGGCGCGCCCTGATACCGGCAGCTTTACACCGGCCACCACCTGGAGCCTGGATACCTGGGGCGAGTACATGGTGGGCTGCTCCAACTCTGACGGCAAGCTCTACGAGTGGCAGCTAGGTTTTTCCACGCCCACGCTGGCCGCTGCGATCACGAACGCGCCCACGGGTAACGAGGCGGTAATGACCACGTCGGAGAGGTTCGTTTTCGCTCTGGGCGCGGGTGGCAACACCCGTAAGGTGGCCTGGTGCGATCAGGAAGACAATACGGTGTGGACACCGGCGGCAGATAACCAGGCCGGCGATTTTGAGCTGACGACTGTGGGCGACATCAAGTGCGGCAAACGCATTCGCGGCCTGTCGATCATCTTTACTGACGTGGATGTACATACCGCGACGTATGTGGGTTTACCCTATGTGTACTCGTTTGAGAAGGTCGGCTCGGCCTGCGGGGTGATTTCCTCGCAATCCGTGGCGGCCATTGAGACGGCCGCGGTCTGGATGTCGCGCTCCGGGTTCTGGATTTATGACGGATACGTCAAGCCTCTGCCGTGCGACGTGTCAGATTTTGTCTTCCAAGACATCAACTACGCGCAGGCCAGCAAGATCTACGCGGTCAATAATTCCAAGTACGGCGAGATCTGGTGGTTCTACCCGTCGGCCTCCGCGACGGAAAATGATTCTTACGTTGTATATAACTACCGCGAGAACCATTGGGCGATTGGCGATCTGGCGCGCACCGCTGGCACCGACCGCGGTGTGTTCTCTAATCCGCTGATGGTGTCTTCTGACGGATACATCTACGAGCACGAGGTGGGCTATGCCTACGATTCGGCGGTGCCTTTTGCCGAGTCCGGCCCGGTCGAGCTGGGCAACGGCGATCAGACGATGAGCGTGCGCCAATTGGTGCCGGACGAGCAGACGCTGGGCGAGGTCCAGGTCTCCTTTAAGGTGCGCCAGTACCCGATGTCCACCGAGACGACATACGGTCCGTATACCGCATCTCAGCCTACCGATGTGCGCTTTTCTGGCCGCCAGGTCAAGGTGCGCTACACCGGGGCGGTGCTGGACGATTGGCGGGTCGGCGTGCCTCGGATGGAGGCGATTGCAGCCGGTGGCCGTTAATGGATGAACTAGAGTTTCAGAGATGCGCCAAATACCTAGAGGCGGCATTAGAATACTCTGGAGGGACACACGGAATTGAGGATATTGCGGAGGGTGTGCGAGACGGGCGGTTTCAGTTCTGGCCGGCTCCGAACTCCGCGGCAATTACCGAGATCATTGTCTATCCGCGACTGAAAGAGCTTCATTGCTTTCTGGCCGGCGGCGACCTCGATGAACTCAAAGTCATGCGACCATACGTCGAGGCTTGGGCAAAGCGTCATGGTTGCAGCAGGTCAACGTTCTCGGGCCGCAGAGGCTGGGAACGAACCTTTATGAAGGAAGAAGGCTACAGGCCCCAGTGGTTTGTAGTGAGCAAGGAGCTTTGAAGTGGCAACACGACTACCGTACTACACCGGCGAAGACGACATTTATTCGCAGTTGATGCGGCAATTCCAGACGGAACTGCCGTATTACAGCGCGCCCGTCGCTGGCGTTACCGGCGGCTATAACCCGATGCTGTATTCAATGCCGCCCGGCCTTGGCTACAACGCTGGTCTTCTTGGCGATACCGGCCTGTTCGCTGGTGCCGCAGACAGCGCAAGCGATGGCGGACTTATCGGGTCATCGCCAACCAGCGGCGGCTTCGGCGGCTTTGGTGGGTTTGGCAGTAGCGGTGTTTCCGCTAATGGAAGCGTAAGCACAGGATTCGGTGGTCTGTCCTTGTCCCCTGAAGGCGTTGTCTCGCCCAATAGTCTTAGCGTTCCGAACTCAATTGCTCTGGGACTAGCTGGTTTGGTGACCGGCCTTCCTCTTGGCTTAATTGGCATGATTGGAAATCAATCGGCGGCCCAGGCCGCACAAGCGCTTTCTCAGTCCTTGTCCGACACGATGGGCGTAAATGCTCCTGACGGCATCACCGCCACGGCCGGACCTAGTGGCACAGGCGGCGCCGCTGCATCCGCTGCCTCCGCTGCCGCGGCTGCGGCCTCTGCTGCTGGCCTATCTGATGCCGCAATAGGCGCTGCCAGCCAGGCGGCGGCCAATGCTGCCATTAGCGGAGCTAGCCCGTCGGAAGCCGCCGCGATTGGCGCTGCGGCAGCGGGGCAGGCGGGAATGGCATCTGAAGGCATTAGCGGCGATTCGGCTGCGGCTATCGCAGACGCATCTTCAGCAGGAACTGCAGCCGACGCGCCTAGTGCTATCGGCGGCGACGGCGGTGGTGGTCCCGGCGGCGGAAAGATCATCTGCACCAAGCTGCACGAGCTGGGCAAGATGCCCACCGAGATCTACGAGGCGGACCAAGCCTTCGGCGCGATGCTGGTCAACGAAAGCCCTGAGACCTATCAGGGATATGCCTGCTGGGCGCAGCACGTTGTGCGCTGGATGGGCCGCGACGACTTGTTTGGCAAGTTCGTTGTCTTTGCGGCGTACCACATTGCAACGCCCTGGTCCAAAGCGATGGCGCAAGAGATGGGCGTGAAGGTTGAAAGCGGATGGTTCGGTCGCTTCTTGATGAAGCAAGGCCTTAAGGTTTGCCGAGCCATTGCTAAGATGAATCAGGATAGGAGCGTTCAAAATGTCTAGAAGCAGCGGCGGCACCCAAACCACCAGAACCGAGATCGACCCGGAAGTTAAAACCGCGTATCTGCAGAACCTGCAGCAAGCGCGCAACGTCGCAGCAGCACTGCCGGCGCGCGAGTTCGCTGGATTTAATCCGCTGTATCAGGCCGGCGAAGCGCAGCTCACGAACCTCGGCCTCACGCCCTTCACGGGCGAAGAGATCACCGCGTTCCAAAATCCTTACGAGCAGCAGGTGGTGCAGAACACTCTGCAGGACATTGAGGACCAGCGACGCATGGGGCAACTAGCCGAGGCCCAGCGCGCCACGGCCGCTCGTGCCTTTGGCGGCTCCCGTCAGGGCGTGCAGCAGTCGCTGACCAATGCGGCCGCTTTGCGCCAGGCGGCCACGACTGCCGCGAACCTGCGCCAGCAAGGCTTCGGCCAAGCGGCGCAGCTTGCGCAGCAGGCGCGCAACATTGGCCGCCAGGGCGCGATGGACGTTATGGGTCTGGGCGGTGCCCGCCAGGCGTTTACGCAGCAGCAACTGGATGCATTGCGTGGCCTGGGCCTCGAGCGCCTTGGCATCTCTCAGGCTGGTCTGAGTCTGCAGTTGCCTAATCTAGGAATGACGCAGTCGGTGCCGCTGTATCAGAACCGTGCCGCGGGCGCACTGGGCGGCGCTTTGGGTGGCGCGCAACTGGGACAGATGGCCGGTTTCGGCGCTGGCCCTGGCGCTGCTCTTGGCGCGTTGGCTGGTCTGCTGTAAGGGGGAAACATGGCAACGTCTTTCGATATTGGCGGACTTCTTGGCAGCGCTTTCGGCGGCGGCTTGTCTGGCCTCGAGGATCTGCTGACGCCGGAGCAACTCGCTGCGATACAGCGGCAGTCTGGCCTCTCGGCCGCTGCAGCACTGCTCCAGGCCGCGGGGCCTTCCACGACGCGCACGAGCCTTGGGCAAGCACTTGGCTCGGCCTTTACGGCTGGACAGGCTGGGATGCAGCGCGGAACTGAGTCTGCACTGCAGCAGATGCTGACGCGCCAGAAGCTAGACGAGGCAAAGCGTGCTCGGGATCTGCAGGCCAACATCGCCAAGATCCTTACGGGCGGTGCCGCGCCTGCGGGTGGCGAGGTGACGGCAGAAGAGGCGCTTGCCGTGCCTGGCATGGCCGCTGGCCCGACCACCGAGCGCGCCGCCCTGATTGGGCAACCGCGCGCTGCGGCCGCGGGGCCGCAGATGAGCGCGGCAGAACAGCAGGCAAACGTCTATCGGCGCTTGGCTGGCGTATATGCCGCCAACAATAGACCCCAGGACGCAAAGATTTATAACGAAATGGCCGAGAGCATGGCTCCGAGCCGCCCCGAAATTGTTGGCGCCCCCATCAGGACAAAAACTGGATACGTTCAGCAAACGAAGACCGGGCAATTCATTCCGCTGCCGAAAGATTACGAGCCTGTTTCTAAGCCCACTGGAGCGCCGGAGGTGCGAACTGATTCGGCTACTGGTCGCCAGGTTCTGGTGCAAGGATATGAAGACGGCACCTTCCAAACCGTCCCGGGATTTGGGCCTAAGCGTGAATTTAAAGAGATCAACCTTGGCGGTAGTGTCCAGTTGATGGACGTGAATGCAATCCCCGCGACTGGAATGAATCTTCCCAAGAGCCTCGCGCCGACAGTTGTTGGCGGCGAAACGGGCGGCTTTTACGTTCTTGGCGGTGGGCGAGGCGGCGTTCCGAGGCCTCTTGCTGCGCCCGGTGTCGCGGCTCCTGCTGCAGCCGTTCCTTCCCCCGCTGCGCCTGCTAGAGCACCGGCTGCTGTGGCTGCGCCTGCAGCAGCTCCTGCCGCTGCGCCTGCGGGGCCGACGACGGCCACGACGGGCTTGCAGCCGGTCATCCCTGGCACGGGTAAAGCATTCCAGAATGAAGAGGCTTTGCGCGGTGAATTTACAAAGGCAATGGATCCTTTCGTAAAACTTGCACAAGCATTCACTAAAGTCGAGGCTGCCGCCAGCAACCCGTCTGCAGCCGGAGATATTTCTCTCGTTTATGGATACATGAAAATCCTTGACCCTGGATCTACTGTTATGCAGGGCGAACAGGCCACCGCAACAAACGCTGGCGGCATACCTGAACGAGTTCGAGCAATGTACAACAAGGCTTTGACCGGAGAAGGTCTTGATTCGAAAGTTCGCTCTGACTTCTTGCAACAAGCTAGAAATCTTGTTGGCTCGCAAAGAGATTTGGCGAACGATTACATTGAACGCTACAAAGAAATCGCGAAGGGCTATCAGTTGGCTCCTGACAAAATCGTCTTTGACCCGTTCAAGCGCGTTAAAAAGCCAGAAGAAATTATTGGTGGCGCAACTCCTGGAACCGGATTCATCCAGCAATTTAATTTGATCCCGCGGCGGCCTTAAGGATTGATCCATGACAAACATCGAACGAATCCAAGAAAACATTCGCCGGCTGCAGGCTCAAGGTCAATCGGGTGAGGTTCTTACTGAGTACCTGAAGAGCGAGGGTTATACGCCAACTCGTTACGAGCAAGCTGTACAGCGCGTCTCCAAGCTGGCTGGACCTCCTGTTAAGGCTGGCTTTGGCCGTTCTGTTTTGCAAGGTCTGTCGTTCAACTTCGCGGATGAGGTTGAAGCTGCAATGCGCGCCGGTGCTGTTTCTGGCCCGCGATACGAGCAGGAACTTGCGCGAGTCCGTGAAGGCATCAAGCAATACGAAGAAGCATATCCTGGCCGCGCTTTTGTCGGTGAGGCGCTTGGTGGGTTGGCCCCGACTGTTGCCGGGCTTGTCGCTGCTCCTTTCACTGGCGGCACGTCTGCTGTCGCCACTGGTGCGCGAGTTGGGCAGCAAGCCGCCAAGATCCCCGGCCTGCTGTCTCAGGTTAAGCGCGGCACCGTTGCAGGCGGAACGACTGGCGCCATTTCTGGCGCTGGTGGCGCAGAAGGTGGAGCAGGTGATCGACTGATGGGCGCTGCGGTTGGCGGTGCTACTGGTGGAGTTCTTGGCGCCGCTACGCCTGTCGCAACGACTGTTGTTAAGGCTGGTGCAGAAAAAGTCGGAACAGGCGTTCGTAGGGCCGGCGAAGCTGTTGGAGTTGTTGCTCCACGAGACGCAGCGACTGACGCAACCAGGAAGGCTCAGGAAATCCTAGCTCGCAAGATTGCCCAGGAAGGCATGACTCCTGAGCAACTCGCCGCCCGACAGGCTGAAACTGTTCGCGCCCTTGGTGCTCGAGATGAGACGCTGGCAGACATTGGCGGCGAAGGTATGCGCCGTCTGGCTCGTGGCGCGATGGCGATCCCGCAGTCCGCTGAGACCGAGGCTCGCCAGATGCTGGCCGAGCGCGCTGTCTCTGCAGGTCCGCGGATCATCAAGGACATTACGGAACTGACGGCCGTCGGCGCCCGCGATCTGGATGAGGTGGCAACCGACATCATCACCCGCCGCTCTAATTTGGCATCTCCTTTTTATGAGCAGGCGCGAGCTGCGGGACAGGTCGAATCGTTCGCAATTGATAACCTACTGAAGAAGTCAAAAGACATCCAGCAAGCAATTGCTAATGCGCGTCGTCTTCCTCAGTACGCTGACCTGCCAGACAACGACATGAATATGCTTGATAAGGCATATAAGTACGTCGGGGACTTGGCAGAAACTGCGAAGCGTAATGGCGAAGGCGAGAGGTTCAGTGACCTTGACAACCTGCGCACGCAACTTCGTTCAGCGATCACTGACAAGGTTCCTGTTTATGGCAAGGCGCTGGATACGTTCTCCGGCGAATCTTCTTTGCTTGACGCGCTGACCTCTGGCCGCGAAAAGTTTCTGCGCAAGTCTCCTGCAGAAATTCGCCGCGAGATCAGCGGCTTTAAGGACGAAGGGCAAAAGCAAATGTATCGCCTTGGTGCGATCCAGACGCTGCGCGATGAGATCTATGGGATGCGCGAAACCGCTGATGTGGCGAGCAAATTCCTTAACGACCGCAACATGAAAGATCGCTTCGGCCTGATCTTTAACTCGACGGGCGAATACGAGAATTTCATTAAGAACCTGCAGCGCGAGCAATCTATGGCGCGCACTCGCGGGATGATCGAAGGCGGTTCTCCTACCACTAGGATCGCTCAAGAGGTCGCCGAGATTCAAGGTCCTGCGCCTTCGGAAATTATCTCGTCTGGCGCTCAAATGGTTCGTGGCGATATCCTTGGCGGCGGCGCCAGCTTGCTGCGCCAACTGGTGCCGCGGATGCAGGGCATGGATGAGAACGTCGCCGAGCAGCTTACCCGTAGCGTGCTGGACCCGAGTTTCGCGCGCCAGCAGGAGACGCTTATTGGCCTGACGCCCGTGCTTGATGAGCTGCGGCGCAGGGCCATGCAGCAGCAAGTGCGCGCTACTGGATACTCCGCTACCGCGGGCACCGCAGTGCCGGGTCTGCTCGGAGACTAATCCGAGGTCTTCATGCCAAACAAACCGAACGACGAGCAGGCAAAGCAATTCGACGGTTTCGTAAAGCACTGGCAGCAGGTGCTGAACCTGCAGGATTGGCGCATGGAGCGAGGCTCACGCCCTGCTCGTGGCGCGATGGCCTGCGTCGAGTGTGACAGCCCTGCTCGCCTGGCGATTTATCGCTTGGGCGACTTCGGCAGCGAGAAGATCACGCCGACCTCGCTGTCTCATACGGCGCTGCACGAGACGCTGCACGTCTTTCTTTTCGAGCTGGTGGCTGTGGCGCAGGACCCGAAGGCTACGCCTGAGCAGTTGGAGAGCGCAGAGCATCGCGTTATTAATGTGCTTGAGCGCGTTTTAGGGAGCATAGATGGCCACGGTTCTGACTGACGACGAGTTTCTCGAGCTGTGGAACCTCCACAAAAGCGCCGCGAAGATCGCAAAAATTACCGGCATCAACGAGCGCAAAGTACATTCGCGCCGCCGCACGCTTGAGCAGAAGTACAACCTCGTGCTGGTCGCTGGCGATAAGCGCACGAATGCGTTCGGGAAAGAGGCAGAGAACCACGCAGCGCGCTATCACCTTGGTATCGAAAATGGTACGGTGATCGTCTTCTCGGATGCGCACTTCTGGCCCGGCATCCGCACCACTGCCTTCAAAGGTCTTTTGTGGGCGATTAAGGAGCTCAAGCCCAAGGCTGTAATAAATAATGGCGACGCTTTTGACGGCGCCGCCATCAGTAGATTCCCCAGGGTGGGGTGGGATTCAAAGCCTAGCGTCGTGCAGGAACTTAAGGCTTGCGAGATGTACTTAGGCGAGATCGACGACGAGGCAAAGAAGGCTTATAGCAAGGTCAAACTGGTCTGGACGCTCGGCAACCACGACGCGAGATTTGAAAACAGATTGGCTAATACTGTCCCCGAGTTCATGGCCGTCGGCGGGTTTAAGCTGAAGGATCATTTCCCGGCCTGGATTCCGTGCTGGAGCTGCTGGCCGACCGAGGATGTTGTCGTTAAACACCGCATGAAGGGCGGCGTTCACGCCACGCATAACAACACCGTCAACGCTGGTAAGACCATCGTGACGGGTCACCTGCATTCGCTAAAAGTTACGCCATTCTCCGACTACAACGGAGAGCGTTATGGAGTGGATACGGGCACGCTTGCCGAGACCAACGGCCCGCAGTTCGTGGATTACCTCGAGGACAATCCGACGAACTGGCGTTCCGGATTTGCCGTGCTCACATTCCATAATGGCCGCCTTCTGTGGCCGGAGTTGGTCCATGCTATAGCACCAGGTGCTATACAGTTTCGCGGCCAGGTCATCGACGTGAGCAAGCTGTGAGCCTTGCCTTCTGGTTCGTGCTGGTGCCGACGCTGTGCTACGCCGCCGCGATGGGCGTGTACCTGCTTCGCGGCGACTGGTCGATGGGGATCGTTTATTCCGGCTACGCCTGGGCCAATATTGGCCTGCTGTGGCTGGAGGTGATTAAGAGCCGCGTTTAACCTAAAATCACGTCATGGCCGACTACATCCGCCCCACCCCGCGCAACCCTATTCTGGGTCTGCTTGCTGACGCCATGATGGGCGGCCTGTCCTACATGGAAGATCCGCGACGCACGCAGCAGATGCGCGGCGTCGGCGGCCTGCTCTCGGACACCGGCCTCGCTCAGACTGTGGAGCGTCTTGCCTACGGCGAGCCGCTGACTAAGGGCGCCGGCTTTGCCACGCGAATGAAGCCGGAAACGGCTAACGCGGTGATGACGCTGGCCCCCGAGGCTGTGCCGATTGGGCGCGCGGCGATGGCCGGCGTGAGGGCGACTAAGGGGTTGCCGGTGGGGGCAAGCGTTAAGCCTGTCGATTTTTCTTACAGAGGATCGCACACCGCCCCCGGTCCTGACTTTGGGGCTCCTCTTTTTGATTTGACGGGCAAGGGTGAAATGTATCCGGCCGATGTTTATTCGGCTAATGCTGCTCGCTATTACGGAACTGGGAATCCGGCTGCGGATAGAGAGGCGTTTGCGCTGGCTAACAGAGTCAGAAACAAGCCTGACGCCGTTGTCACGGCTTATAGAGCGGTTCCCAAAGATGAAAAAATCACGTCAATAAATGAAGGCGACTGGGTTACCTTGAGCAAAGATTATGCAAAGCTGCATGGCGAGTCGGCTCTTCGTGGGAATTACAAAATCCTCGCGGAAAAAGTAAAAGCGAAAGAGCTTTACACCAACGCCGATTCAATTCACGAGTTTGGCTACTGGCCTGGGCTGCTTGCCGACTAACGCGCTCGACGCGCAATCAGATCCAGAACCTCGCGGTCGCCAGCCTGATCCTCGGTCGGCGCGAACAAAGCGCGATTTCTCTCCACCGCGCCCACGCGGGGCTCGCATAGGTAGTACACAGCCAGAGACTTGCGGTATTGCCCCGGCGGGCAGGTGATCGGCTCGGGCAATCCATGCCACGCATTCGTAGTGTCGAAGATCACGGCGCGGTTAAAGAGCGGCGCGATGGACTTAACGAGCTTGCCAGGCTTGCCGCCGTCGTCGGTCCATAGGCCCAGTGCGCCACCCCATGTCTGATCCCAATCAGGATTGAGGTACACGATCAAGTTCAGCCGGCGCTCGAGGCCGAGCTTGGGGTGGATGCTGTAGTCCAGATGCGTATTGAGCTTTCCACCGGCGCCGTGGATGTGCAGCCCGCCGCCGTGAAGGCCGTGATCCGGGTAGAGCTTGCAGTGGGTGAGGCGCTCAAAGATCCGATAACACTCTGGCGAGTTGATGTCGGTAAAGAACTGATACAAATTTGGTGCAAAAAAGTGCCAATTATTTAGCGTCTTTTTCACCTCGATGGCGTTGTCGTAACTGTGCCAGGCGCTGCTGTCGTAAGGCGGGAATTCGCCAGCAAGTTTGTGCGCCAGCTCGTCGTCGAAGAAGTTGTCCAGCACCAGGTGCGGGAACGGCTCCAGACTTTCCCAATGGTTCTCGTTTGTCATTGCTTTACACCATAGGCGGCGATCAGGACGGCATCGCTGCGGCCGTCATCCTTGACGCGAGAGAACATATCGGCGTGCTCGGGGAACAGCTGGGCGGCGCGGTAGCGAGACCCATCCTTTCCCTGGGGCACGTCCAGCGCCTTCTGCCAGGTGCGCGGCGGGATCGTCGTGGTGGGTACTTCGCAGGCCGCCAGTATCCCAAGGACTACACCCAGACTCTGGCCCATGCTAAACATCGACGTGACGCCTTGGCCTGGCATGGCGTTTAGGCGCTCGAGGTAGGCGGAGTCTGCTTTGGCGCCGCGAATGATGAGGGATAAAGCCTGCGCATTGACCATGCGCTTAGTTTTGTTGTTGCGCTCCAGCGTCACGGTGGGCATATCGTGAACCTCCAGCAGCTGCCCGTCCACGATCAGCGCGATGGCGCCGTTTAGGCCGACGTC